TACGCTCTTAGTTGTAAAAAATAACGACGCTGCAAATTATGTAACAGCTACATTCGACTGCGCTGGAATGGGTAGCGATGACACCAGTATTCGGATTCATGCTGGCGGTGTTTTTACTACTACTGATTTTACTGTGGCTCAAAATTTAAAGCTAGTTGCAAACAGTGCAGCCTGTGAATGTGAAATTTTTATCGTAGGAACTTGATATGCCAGCTAAGCCAAGAAAAGGTAAAGCCAAAGTAAAGGTCACAAAAAGCGGTAAGCGTGTAAGCTACGGCCAGGCCGGTAAAGCCAAGGGCGGTGGCCCTCGCGTTAAGCCAGGCACCTCTAAGGGCGATAGTTACTGTGCAAGAAGTCTTGGTATTAAGAAAAGACTTTCTAAGAAAAAGCAGAATGACCCTAATAGTCCTAACAACTTGTCTCGAAAGCGTTGGAAATGTTCTGGCGCTAAGAGCAGAAAGTAAAAGCCATGTACGGATCTAAGCCAAAAAAAGTATCTGCTAAAAAAACAGCCCCTAAAAAAACAAAGCCAAAAAAATCAAAACCTAAAAAAGCAGGCAAAAAATACTAATGAAAAAGAAACTTAAAAAAGTATCAAAAGGCTTAAAGAAAGCTTCTAGCAGCCATAAGGCTCAGGCAAAAGTTATTGATGGAATAGTTAAAAAAGCAAAGCCAAAGAAGTCTAAAAAGAAGTGAAAGAAGAATGGGTAAAGTAGGACAATACTTTTCAGCAAGCGAGTTCGCTTGTTCATGCTGTGGGAAAACTAACCCCGCTCAGTCTCTTGTAAGCGTCCTGGATAGCGTTCGCAAGGTTCTTGGGCCATTACGCATTAACTCATCTTATCGATGCGAGAAGCACAACAAGGCCGTAGGCGGCACAGATAAAAGCTGGCACCTTCCTAGGAATGGTTTGGTCTATGCTGCTGATATTACCTATGTGGATGCATCCAAAAGACATGGCGAGCATATGCTTCGTCTGTATATAGAACTTGAGAATGCAGCCAGAAGGCTAGGGCCTACCTATGGCATTGGTCTTTACGATAACTTCGTACACTTTGACACCCGGACAGCTAAGCCCGCTCGATGGTTTAAGTATAGTTGGCCTCGCTAACCCGCTTAACTCTTTTATTTAAATCAGTTAAGCAGGATAAAAGTGTTTCAATTAAGTGTCAGGATTAAATGCCCCGGCCCTGGGTTGTATTACAATCAAAAGTGTTTGAGGTTTTTGAAATTCAACGCATTAAATATCGGACCGAGGCAAACTCGTAAATGCTCTGCTCCCTAGTTGAATAAAACTGGGGTTAAAAGTCGACATGCGCGTGCCGTTCGTCATCGGGAGCAGAGCAAAGTCATTTCTTTTTTGGGCTTCCAAACCAGCCAAACTTAAAGTTGCTTCTATAGCCAGCTTGCCGCCGCTCCCTCCAGCTAACAGTCCATCTTCCCCTCGAATCAGGACCGCTATATTGCGGCAAGCCAGTTATATTTCCAGCAGACTCATTGAACCTTTCTTGGACCCCGGTTAATGAATCTGCATATTGTGTAATCTTGATTTCACTGGATGGAGAACACGGTGCGTCATGCTCCCTTATTGTCATCCGTTGTTTGAACCAAGGTATTTCCCCCGTCATCGCCTTCCCCCCGGTAAGCAATTTTGAGTAACTCTATAAAGAAATCCAGTCTCATGGAAGCTATTGGCTCTTGTCTGTCCCACTTGCAGATGGCAACAGGAGACTTGCCTGTCTTGGCTCCGGCTTCTGCTTCTTCTGCTTGTTCAAGGGCTGCCTTAATGTTGGGTCTTTTGCCGACCTTGCATTCAACCCAGACTTCGGGACAGTCGACATCGGCTCGAAGATCACCTTTAAAGCATTGTCCAGAACTTCTTGTTGTTCTTGGTCCAAAGACTTCTTTAAGTCTGTTAGCGATTTCTCTTTCAAACCTAGCGCCCTTGTCGCGGCTATACTTACCCATGTTAAGACCTCAGCGAAGCTTCATTAAACTCAACATAGCCTCCGCCATGCTTGAACCCTTCTCGAATCCTATCAGCAACTCTAGCTCCATATCTAGTCTGAAAGTCTTTTGCATTCAGGTTGGTTGTGATGATTGTTTTTCTGTAGTTGCTGTATCTGTCGTCGATAAGCTCATCGAGTCTGTGATTAAAGTATCCATTTTTATCAAGATACTCTACTCCTAGGTCATCAATAACCATCAATGGCACAGACATCATTTCATCAAGATGGTCATTATAACCGCTGACTCTTGCCACCCTGGATGCTGTCCACCACCTCATGTTTTTAGGAGGAGATGATGCCATAGATTTGGTTTTGTCCCAGAGGTAGTAAGCCCCAGCAGTGCTTTTGCCGCAACCTTTAGGTCCAGCTAGCACCAGGCACCATGCTTCCTTTGGAGATTCCATAAACTTTTTAACAGCAATAATGGATGACGTATCCTTGGGGCCTGATTGTAGTGTGTCTATAATGCGCTGCGGCATTCCTTGAAATCTCAATGAAGACACAAGCTCGTCGTCAGACATCTCTGATTTAAACTCTATAGAGTCATCACAACCCCAGCCTTCTTTTTTTACAGCTTCAGCAAATGCCATAACTCTATCTTCAATCGCCGAAGCCGTCCGTGCTGTTGCCAAATTCCTCACTCCCAAAACTGTACCCACTTGTTGCATCTTTTTTCTTTCTTTGTTTTTGAATGAAGCTGTCAAGATTACCGTCCTTGCTCATGATGTCTTGTATGCCGTGACGATTATGATCGACCCACCATTGTCTCTTGGAGTTTTCAAGGATAGCAGCTTTTAGTTCTTGCGAACTATAACCTTGCTCTAGTCTTCTGTTAATAAGTTTCCAATCGGTATGGCCAGACTCTATAGATCGACCCCTGCTTGGATGAACTTCTCGATAATATTCTACTATTGAATTAATTGACGCGTCGTGTTGTGACACTACTCTGAGTTTAGCTGGTTCTTTTTTCTGTTGATCGTACAAGCCTTCAAGTTCATCACCAAGCTCGCGCAATAATCTAACCAGTTTCTTTAAACTGTTTGCGTTAATGTTAATTTGCATGGGAATCCTGAATGGCGGAGGTGGACAAAGAATAATCAAGACACAGGAAAACAAGTCTCAATTACAAAGTGGAACATGCCCACCCCCGCCAAGGTTGTATCATTTAGAAGGGGGTGTTGTCATCACCGTGAGGGCTTTCCTTAACCTCAAACGGCCCCAGTGGCTCGCGGCTAGATTGGTCAAGAGAGTAATACTCTCCAACATCCATATACTTTTCACCGTCTTCAAGCTTGGTACGAAGGACTCCTTCTTTGCCTGACATATCATCTGTGTCGATGTCCTGAGTTGGGTCAAGTCCTAGTGACTTGCAGAACTGGATGTATCTCCACTTGGCATTGTCTGTAAGGTAGATGTCATCAAACATTTTAAAGTCATAGCCATCATGCTCAACAAGCATTTTAACCTCCAGGCGAGGTGTGCCTTTGACTGGGCTTGCGCCTGTTTCAACATCCGTAATAACAAACTTATAATTTCCTGGACCAAACGTGCTCTTGTTAGAGCCTGCATTTGATTCTGCTACATCTTGATCGCTCACTGTAAATCCTACTACTGGCATAATTGCTCTCCCATGTGGGACTGATATTCGTCCCAGTTTAGTTTAATTTTGTCTGGCATTTCGTACCCGACACGACAACCAGCGTCTCTGCCGGGACTGCCTAAGAAATGTATCCAACGGTCTTTGCCAAGTTCTTTGGCTTTACCGTCAATAACTTTAAAGTTTGACTGAGCATGACCGATTTGATCTGCCCAATCCCTGACTCTGTTCCATGCATACTTGCTAAGATTTGGTGCCCACTTCTTGAAGTCATCTCCAAGAGCGTTGGCTCCTTGCTGCAACCCATCATGAGCAATCAACACAATGTTCATGTGCTTTCTTTTTCTGATATGGTCTAACGCAAACAATACTTCTGAAATCATTTCGCCAGCTAGAATAGGCCCCTTGTAGTAAGCCATGTATTTTTCTTGATTCCCATTAAAGGAATCTTTAAGGACATGAGCTTGAGCAAGCTGCTCTGCTTTATCTAGTGTATCTATGATTAATGTTTTTCTGTCGTGTTCTTCTTTAAGAACAACGCGAAGACATTGCATCAACTCTTCCCATGAAGTGCATGGTGTTTCAGGAACTTTTGGTATCCTTAAACCAGCAGCACCATCCTCTGTTTGAATTAACAAAGGCTTAGGTGCCTTGGATGCAAAAGATGTTTTACCAACTTTTGGCTGTCCATAAATAACTAACCTGGGTGGTGGAATTTGAATGTCTACCGGTGCAGATACGATATTAAAACGGGATGTCATTCTGATCCTTTTGCTTAAAGTGTTTTTTCTTTTGGAACCTTGAGCTTTCATTAATAAGCTCGGTACCAATGCAGGGCTGAAAGAAGGGGCAACCTCCATAATTGCGACAGCTCTGCGTGTTTCTTGTAGGTTGCTCAACATGATAAAA